GTACCCGGTAAAACAAACTCGCTATCAGCTTTTACATCAATTGAGTAATGGAACTGGTTTGCGTTCTTTAATGCGATTGTGTAAGTTCTGAAAAGATCCTGACCGCAGAAGATAGTCATATCATCAGCAGCAACTACTTGTGCAGGAATTGCAGCATAAACACCATCAAAAATGCTGATTACATTCGCAGCAGTAATTGAAGATAAAGGTGCGCCAGAAATGTAAGTTGAAGCATTTGCAGCAACAACGCCAGAAGCAGCACCGATCAACTTCACTAAACCATCAAACTTGTTAAGGTTTACGTTTACTGAAGTAGTATCTCCTTGCCAAAGTGAAGTTTCCAACTGAGAAGCGATTGTTTTTGCTTTTTTATCAGCAAATTCTTGCTCGAAAGGAATGCTATCATACATTGAACCAGTAGGTAAAGCCTTCTGTAAATATTTAGCCTCTAAGTCTTTTGGACAAAGTGCCTCGTTTACTTTGATTTTACCAACAGTCACAGTTCTCTGAGTGAAAGTTGTTGAACCAGATGCAGTAAATCCGCAGCTACCACCAGCTTGGAATATTGCGTCTGTGTCCATGATATTGATTGTTTCTGCGCTTTTCACGCCAATCATTACGTTTCCTGCGCTTTTAATCAAAGCGGCAGTTTTTGCGCCCAATACGGAATCAGTTACCAATAAGGCTTCGTTTTGCTCGGTATAAGCGGCTAATGCGTCTACGTTAAATGCCATCGTTTTTTAATTTTTATTGTTTAAAATTGCTTGTCTATACTTGTCTATTCTTTGTTCTTTTATGCTTTTTGTGTTCACAAATTCTGTGAAGCTACTTGGCTTCTTGATTGGATCCTCAGTCGGAGTGCTTGAAATTGCTTCAATCAATTCAGCTACCTGAGCAAATCCCTGCTTTACCTTGTTTTCAAGTTCAGCAATCTTTGCATCATTTGCTTCGATTAACTCAGCAATCTTTGCATTGAATGCCTCAGCCATTTCTTCCTCTTTCTTCTTATCGTAACCAGCCTCTACATCAACCTCTGGACTTGCCTCAACAACTTTAGTTTCGATTGCGGTAATCTTACCATTTTCATCCAAAGTGATTTCTGTTCCATCCATTAATTCGTGATCTCCAACTGGTGCCGGTTCGCCTTCTAAGGTAACCAAACCGCCAATCTCTAAAGCTGAAATTTCAACCTTAGTTCCATCCATTAAAGAATATTCTGCCATTTCAACCTTTGATTCTTCAACCATTGGTGCAACTTCAGCTTCAACTTCAATAGGCGCGATGTTGTCATCAAACAACGCCTTAATTTTTAAAATTGCCTCTTGTGGGTTCATACTTTTCTTTTATATAGTTAAAAATTGATTTTTTATCACTTAACTTGTGATAATATTTTCTTGATCGCATCCATCAATGATGCGACCTGATTTACTTCCTTTGGTTTGTAGCTGAATAATCCTTCAACGCTGAATCCCATGATCTCGCCACTCTTTACTTTCGCCCAAGCCTCATCATTTTCTACGATCATCGAACCGAACCAACTACCCTCTGGCGCATCTTCAAATCCTTTCATCGGCATGATCCCTCTGGATGAATCCGATATAAAACTTTCGAATAATGTAACGCCCTCGAATTGTTGCTTGGAATCGTGCATTAAATTCACGTTGCTTTGGAAACCTTTTTTGAAAAATTTCTGGACAATCTTGATAATAGTGTCCGCACTAAAAGCCACATAATAATCGCCATAAGTATTATCAGATCTAAAAATAGGCGTATCAGCCAACATAATAGCGCCAGATATGATCCTGCGATCTTCATTAGTGACTTCAAATTTTTGAGTTTTATTAAATGCGTTCCAATTCCTTTGTATTGCTGGTCGATCTACCAATGCGATAAAATCGACTTGTGAATCATCTTCAATGCTATCCGTAATGTCAAGCATATAAATAGGGATTTCTGTATTCATGTTTATAAATAGGGATTAATTAAAAATTTATCATTTATTCAAACCTTGCTCGGTTTTCAATCTCCTGCATCCTACTCTGAGTATTCGTAATATCGGTTTCAACAACGTATGCTCTAACTATCGTATCGCCTGATGCACGATCAACACCACCGCCGCCGCCACCGCCTAAATCTGGAGTACCCATTTGGTCAATCGTAGGGATCGAACCTCCGCCACCCATCGAACTAACACCACCACCAGGAGAAGGTATGTCAATGAATCCAGGCTCTGACGATCCGCCAGGAACTGGAGGAGTTTTTACCGCCAAAATAGACTTAACATTTTTCAATCCAGCAACAACCGCCGCCGCCGCCGCAATACCTCCAAGTACCGGACCAACTACCGGAATACCAGCCAAAGATTTGAACGCCGCAGTCGCTGACATATAAGTGTCGATTGTAACCGCCGCAATAGCAGCCGCCTTTCCTGCAACTGTATGCTCTCCGATTGCTTTAGCTACGTTCTTTAACGTACTGCTGATTTTCTGTGCATTCTCGGCTCTGGAACTTGCTTCTTTTTTACTCAGTTCAATTCTGCCCTCAGATAATTCCTTTTCAGTTTTGGTATATGCAACACTATCAATTTTACCTTCTTTAAATAACTTTCTGTTTAATGCTAAAGCATCATCTACGCCTTTTTTTCTGGCTGCAAAAGATAGGTTTTCATTGTTGGTAATATCTTTAAACCTTTCAAATTCCTTATCATTAGCTTCCTTTAGAAATTTGCTATCAATCGCCGCAACATCTGCGCCATATTTACTCCTTAACGCCGCAACTAATAATCCTTTTTGTTGCTCAGTATAATCTGCATTGTTTAGGATTTTTTTAGTTTCCTCAAGCATTTTTTCATCCAAGGCTGCGATTTCCTTTTCCTTGCCTTCCTTAAATGCAGCAATACGCGCCTCTGATAAAGTAGCTTGTAAATCCTCCTCAAATTTTTTATCCTTCTGTAATTTATCCTCTTTTATTTTGTCATCAATCGCCTTTAGTTCTAACTGATATGTGGCTTCACTTGCATTTTTTAACTCATTCTTGGTTTTTATATCAATCTTTAAAGCATTGATTTCAGCGATCCTGGCATTGTTATTAATCTCAGCTTGTTTCTTAGCCTTATCATCTTCAGAAGTAATTTCAGCTAATGCTTTTTGATTCTGCAAATCAAGCAACATTTTGTCCGCGTTCTTTTTATCCTCAATGGCTTGTTTGTTCGCTTCATCACGTTTCTTTTTTGCTTCATCAGCCGCCTTTTTATCAGCATCTGCGCTTTTCTTATTGTATTCCGCACTTAAAACTAATTGCTGAACTTTTAGATCTCTGAATTTTTTCTGTTCTTCATCCGTTAAAGTTCCTTTTACCTTACTCGCATTTCTTAGATCATTGAGTTCATTTTCATTTCTCTTTTTACTTAACTCATAAATCTCTTTTTCAGATCCACCTTGCGCTTTTAAAACTTTAATTCTGTTTTCGATATCCTCATTTGCGCGTTTATTTGCAGCTGATAATTTGTCCAGATTCCTTTCCGCCTCGCTTGTAACTCCAATAAAGTCAGTAAACTGCTCAACCAAATTACCTACGCCTTTAGCCAAGGTTCCCAGAGGAGAATTTTTAATCCAGTTACTAATCTTATCAAAATTTTGCACAACCAAACCAAGCGCAACAACTAATGCACCGATACCAGTCGCTATAATCGCACCCTTTAAAATATTAAATCCAACGCTTGTCTGAACAGTTGCAATACCGAAGGCTTTCTGAATTGTTACCGCAGTTTGGGTTGCCGCATTATTTAAAGTTTGGAAGGTAGTTGTTGATTTAATTACCGCGCCTAATTGCTTGAACGAATCCACACTCTCGCCGACTGCTTGTAATCCCTGAGATAATGCCATTGCCGCATTGACTTTCAATAAAGCCTTTTCGACATCCTTATTCTCATTTCCGAACAAAGCCATCGCACCCTGCAATGCGCTGAAACCTCCAGCAACTCCAGCCAATGAAGAAGCCACCGCCTTGAATTTAGCATCTGGATTGAACGCATCAGTTAAGGCTTTAGCATCGCCAATCCTATCCTTTAACTCAGCTGCACGTTTTGCCGCATTAATAGCCTCGCGTGAAGTATCTCCAAACTTATCAGCCATCAAAGCCACGTTTGCAGTTGCCTCCCGAAGCTGGGTTCTTAACCCTTTGACAGTTTGATCGGTTGCCTCAAATGCGCTATCTAATTTCTTTACTTCCTGCGTTGCTTGTGCCGCATCGGTTGTGACTTTTATCCCTATTATTTCCTCTGCCATCAGTTTGTGTTGATTACTTTTAATAAATTAACTGTTGTTGTTCTGTAATCCATCGGATTATATCCATCGACCTTGTTCAATCTAAATAGTACTCCATTAATCCAAATGTATTTGCTGAAATCTAAGTTGTATATATCATTCGTAGTTAAATAAACTTTGCACGTTAATAGCTTAGATTCCATATCCGTTACCTCCAACAAGTAAGGCAAATGATAGGTATTAAATAAATTGTTTGTTGGGTAAGTTGTAGCCGGGAACTGCAATTCCTTTGGAACTCCGAAATTAATATCAATCGTAGGCGTAACCGGATCATTCAAATGCCCTGCATAACCATACGATGTCAATGTTGCTAAATTTGAACCGCCGCCGCCATGATCGCTTCTAATATGCCAGGTTGAAATACCAGTAATCTTTTTAGCCATCAATATCCTGATTACCGAATCCATCGGATCCTCCTGAGTATTGTTATTTGATAGCTTGTAAATCTCTGAATGATATTTGTCCTGACCAGAATGTAATTTCAAAACCGAAGGCGCAAAAATAATCTGAGTTGATGCAGTATCCTTTACGAAATCAAATTCCGAATCATACAAGTTATCGCCATAAGTTTGTCCGTATTTCTTTAAATAGTTGTCGTTATAATAGTCCGTATCTGGAGTGTATTTGTAAGCATAGTACCGGGCATTTAATTGCGACATCGGTTTTATTGACATTGGCGCACCAGTATCAATCTTTTGTGACCAATCTAAACTATTTGTAACCGCTGATCCGTAGAAATCAATGTAAGGCGAAATATTTATTTGCTTTTCGTTTATATTGTCCTGATAAACGTACATATTAAACATCTTGCAGATCGACAAAAAGAAATCCTTCTGGAATATACCTTTAGGCAAATTCTCGTTTATGGATATTACACCATTATAAGCCACATCAACGATCTGTGATGTGATCTGAGCAAGGTTAATGTTTGCGCTTGATATTGTTACTATGTAAGTATTGGCAATCGCTGGAACGCTTATTTCAATCCGTACTGTATTCGTATTCGCTATGTTTCCGGTAAAGTCAAAAGAGAACGTAAAAGGATTGTTTGCCGAAAACGTATTTTGCGTGAACGCCTGAACTGCAACTCCAGCGATATACAAAGTCGCAGTAATTGAGGAAGCCGCATCCGTTTGATAAACGCCAGTAACTGATGCAATCGTTCTGACTGTTTTTGTGGTTCCGGTATATGTGAAAATACTTTTACCGGCGTTCTCGGTAACATCCAATAAAACAGTAGTATCAAAAGGAACATTTGCACTCCTGGCAGTCGGCGTATTGCTATTGAGCAAAACTTGCGAGATTGTTTTCGTGCCTAAAATAAACCGATCATTCGTACCTCTGATTCCTTGGCTATTATTCGGAATGATTAAAGTCTTGAAAAATGCAGTATCAAAGAAATCACAATTTAAAGTATAGGTAGTTCCTTCAAATATCTTTTCGATGTACTCCTTAACGTACAACGCTGGTCGAAAAGTTGAAACGTGAAAATCATCTTTATTTGTCGAAACATCTCCGTAATCAATTAGCGGATAAAAATAACCAGATCCGTTGACTGTGTCCCAGCTATCTTCAATCTCTGTTACGTTCCAAGTATGATTGTATTCGCTGAAATCCAAGTCCTCTAAACGCCTATTTCCTAACTCGGTAATAAATCCGCCCAATTCTCCAAACACCGCGCATTGATATTCTGTAATTCCCTTGTTCGTAACCATTTCAAGAATCCTGATCACGCCCTTAAAAATCTGAATTTTGTCAATATAAACCTCGCACTTTGCTGCCTGAGATGCAGTAAAATTTGTGTTTACGTTTGGCAAATCCATGTTATGACCATGCGACATACCGATTTCAAAAGCAAATCCGAAAATCTGGTTGTTTCTGGCAGTCGCTGGGATTGAAATAGTCCTGCTGAAGGAAGTATTTTTGCTACCAAAATCCTTTACATCATCCACCGAATAGGTAAAATCAGTTCCGATATCCTTTAGCAAATCAATAAGTTGATCTTCAATATAGATTTCAGTTCTTATCATCTGAATTGGCTATTTAAGTATTTACCGATTTCAACCTCTAAATCAAAATTGAATAGCTTATCAGTAACCTTGTATTTGTACTGGTAATTGGTATTTCTAATCGTTACCGGAAAGAATGCACCTTGCACTTCCATATAAACAATCGGAGAAGCCACCAACTGCGCCAACCAGGCATAATCCATATCATTAACCCAATCAGAGGTTAGCATGTAGTAATCCGTATGCTGAATAGCAAAGTTGAACGTAGTTTCGTTGTACTTGTTATAAGCATCAATATTTGTCATCTGACCGCCCGATAATTTGTAAGGATTTCTTCGGTACGAACTACGCTGGAATTCTGACCTCCGTTTATTTACTAATCGGAAAGCCATCGTATCATAACCTCCCAATCTGTTAAGGAAATGCAGATTGTATTGTCGGTATTTCGGATTGCAAACCTGCTTAAACTTTAGAGTTCTGGTAACTGCTGCACCCAAAGAGATATAAACATTGTAACCAAAGGTATTCTCTGTGATAACTGTCGATCCTATAAAAGCATTGATTGCCGCAGCTTGAAAATTAAACAAATTGAATTGCCCGGTCATTGTAATATCTCCGCTGACCGCAGTCCCTAAAGTTCCATCCTCATTA